GATACAATCAATGCAGTAAACAGTATGTTACTGAGTGCAAGTGGAGAAAGAAAAATGTTTTTTGATCCACGTTGTAAACAAACTATTGAAAGTATGGACCGTTGGGAATATAAAGAAGGATCTATGGTTCCAGACAAGAATGGGGCAGTAGATTACTCACACTTGTGTGACTGTGTTCGTTATATAACTGATTACTTGTTCCCAGTAAGAAAAGAATTTAACCCACAACCACCACAGCGTTGGGGACATAAAATAGGAGCACAATAATATGAGCACAATGCAAAGTATTAAAGACGAAATAAACAGGCTCGTATCAGCAAACACAACCTACAACGAAAACAAAGAACGTTGGAAATATCTATTAGAAAGTTATTTAGGTGGACAAAGTTATACTGACGGGAATCATTTAACACAATATCAATTAGAAACTTCAGGTGAATATGTTCAAAGAAACAGAAACACACCACTAGACAATCACTGTCAAAGTGTTGTTAGTGTATACAACAGTTTTTTGTTTAGACAAGAACCATTTAGAGCATTTGAGAACCTAGCCAACTTACCAGAACTAAAAGAATTTATGAAAGATGCCGATAAAGACGGCACAAGTTTCAACAACTTTATGAAAAATGTTGCTACTTGGAGTTCAGTGCTAGGGCATTGCTTTGTTCTTGTTACAAAGCCCAATGTAGGCGCACTAACTAGAGCAGAAGACATTTATATGGGTGCTAGACCCTATGTTAACTTGTTAACACCACTAGCAGTTATGGATTGGGAGTTTAGAAGAAGCCCTGCAGGACATTACACACTAAAATACTTAAAGTATTTAGAAGATGTTAACGGAGATGTTCAAACTATAAAAGAATGGACACCAGAAACAATTACAACAAGTGTATTCCAAGAAGAAAAACTTGAATTGATTGAACAAACAGAAGAAGAAAACCAATTGGGTTTAATTCCGGCTGTTATTGCTTATAACAAGAAAAGCACAATGCGTGGATTAGGTGTTAGTGACCTAGCAGACATATCAGACGCACAAAGATTCATTTATAATTTACAAAGTGAATTAGAAGAAACAATTAGATTAGACAGTCACCCAAGCATAGTTGCAACACCGGATACTATTTTAGGAAATGGTGCCGGCAGTGTTGTTCAAATACCTACAGACTTAGATGCTGGACTTAAACCATACTTGTTACAATACAATGGTGCTAGTGCAGGTAGTATACTTGACAGTATCAAACACCAAATAGATGCTATTGATAAAATGGCAAACGTTGGTGCAGTAAGAGCCATCGAAAGTCGTAAGATGAGTGGCGTTGCTATGCAAACAGAATTCGAATTGCTAAATGCTAGACTTTCTGAAAAGGGAGATAATTTAGAATTAGCAGAAGAGAATATATTCAAATTATTTGCGGCATATATGAATACTACATTTGCGGGCTATATCGAATATCCCGATAGTTTTAGTATTCGTGACGTAGGTGATGAATACAGTCAATTAAAGAGTGCTAGAGAAGCCGCAGGCGATCCTAGAATTCAAAAAGTAATTGATGAAAGAATTGTAGCTCTTTTAGATGAAGATCCAAAAGAAATACTACAAGAACAAACCAACTTTGTTCCACACACGATGTATGATGCACAAGGTAATGCTTATATGGCAAATACTCAAGCAGAACATTTACGTATGGCAGAGTTGGGTTATACACACGATTTACCAACAGCAAGTGCTGAAGGTAATCAATAAATACAGATAACACTCTCAAAGGAGGCGATGCACGATGTCAGACAATACATTGGTAACAGGTGATACTGAAACACCTATCACAAACGAAGTTCAGGTTGAAGAAAAACAAGAGACAGCGAAAACTTATACACAAACAGAAGTTGATAATATGATGGCCCGTATGAAAGGTTCATTACAAAAGAAACTTCTTAAACCGTATGAAGAACTAGGTGATCCGGAAGATTTACGCAAGTTAAAAGCAGAAGCAGAGGAAAAAGCTCAAGCAGAAGCAATTAAACGAGGTCAATTTGAAGAAACACTCAGAGAACTGGCTCAAAAAAAGGATCTAGAGATTCAAAAACGTGAGGCTATTATCACAGAATACAAAGTGAACACACCTATCGTTGATGCGGCGGCAAGATACAAAGCAGTTGCACCAGAACAAGTAAAACAACTACTAAACAGTAGAGTTAGACTTAACGAAAACGGAGATGTAGAAACACTTGGTGCTGATGGTAAAGTTCAGTATGATGATCAAGGTAACTTGCAAACAGTAGATGCATTGGTAGAAGGCTTTTTAGCAACAAACCCGCATTTTGTTCAAGCAACACCTAGCACAACTAATAGTTCTAGTAACATTAGTGGTGCAAACGTGAAAGACTTTGATGTAACAAAATTGAATATGAATGATCCAAAAGATAGGGCTCGTTATGCGGAATACCGTAAAACAAGAGTCTAACATTAAACAGTCATTATAAGGAGATTATAAAATGGCAATTTCAAACTCAACAACCTTGGCAAACCTGTTACCTGAAATCGTAGCAGAAGCAATTTTCCAAGCAAACGAACAATCTCTAATGAGATCATTAGTTCGCACATTTAACATTCCAGCAGGTTCTGGAAACACAATTAAAGTTCCAGTATACCCAACACAAGCGGCGGCAGGTTTAACTGAAGGCGTGGCTCCTACAGCATTAGCAGTAGACACTGGTTCAAAACAACTAACAGCAAGTGAAGTTGGTATGACAGCAGTTGTATCAGACATCGCTATGATTGGTTCAAGCTCAAACGTAGTAGCAGACATCGGCGGTCAATTTGGTCGTGGTATTGCAGAAAAGATCGACGCAGATCTTTGTGCTTTATTCGATGGTTTTGCAACTTCATTAGGTGGTGCTACAACTAACTTAACTGCTCCATTAGTATTCGAAGCAATCGCAAAACTAAGAGCGGCTAAAGTGCCAGCAAGTGACATCGCTTGTGTAATTCACCCAGAAGTAGCATATGACCTTAAAGCAGGTTTAACAAACACATTTGCTAATCCAAACAATGGTATTGCAACACAAGTTATGCAAAACTCATATGTTGGAAATTTAGGTGGCGTAAACATATACGAATCGGCGGCTATCGCTGAAGCGACAGGCGTTTCTAAAGGTGCAGTTTTTCATAAAAATGCACTAGGTTTAGCAATGATGAAAGATATCACTGTAGAAACACAACGTGAGTCAACACAAAGAGCAGACACAATTACTGCAACAGCAGTATATGGTGCAGGCGAATTGATTGATACTTACGGTGTTGAATTACACAACTTATCTTCAATCGCGTAATAAGGATTAATAATATGGCTTTCATTGAAACATCAACAAACTTTGTTAGTTTTGCTCAATACACAGATATGACTGAAACTGACTCACGCTTGTTTGTGGCAAATGAGGCCTTATCAGAAGATGTGGTTACGGATCTACTAGTTAGATCCAGCTCACGAATCTTATCAAATATCCGTTCTACAGATTGGTGGAGAAGTTACTTTCTATCGCAAGATGCTGGTAGCACCTCTATCAAAACTGTAGCGGATATACCTGAACCAAGCGGACTTAAAATCAAAGCCAGAAGAGATGACTTTACGGATTTATGTTGTTTTCATACAATGTATTACTACATACTTCCTAAAGTAGCAGACTTTGGTAGCGACGATAATGACGAAAAGCAGAAACTAGGTTACTATGAACAGAAATATACAAAACTGTTTGGAGAACTTATAACTGCAGGTGACTGGTATGATTTTGACGGCACTGGGACAATCAACTCTAGCGAGAAGAAGCCCGGCGTTTATAGAATCAGGAGAGTAAGATAATGAGAAGTTTAATATTAACGTATTTAGAAGCAAACAAGCCAAGTGGTTTCGGCGTAAGCCAAAATCTTCCATTTGATCAAAATGGTTCAGCACTTTACTTGCAAAATCTAAAATCGTTGTATGTAGACAACCCAACAACTGAACAAGAACCCTTATATGATACATTAGACGATTGTTCAATAGTGTCCGAAACCACTATTGTCGATATCTATGTTGTCACAGACGCTAAAACTTTACCTTCAAACTATGATGCTATGGTTACAGCAGTAAAAGGAGTAAAGACAGATACTACTATCACAGGTTATACTGAGAAAAGAGTAAACGTTTCAACTTCTTATGCTAACGGTGACCAATTGGTAACACAGTTCGAATTAAGGTTTACTAACATTAAAAACTAAACTAAAAAGGAAACATAAAAATGGCAGATTATATCTACCCAGCACCGGGAACAACAAGTGCGGCGTTGTCTTTGAAGATTTATCATACTTCAAAAACGGCAGAAGCGGCGTTAACTCCTGTAGCAGGAACTGGAATGACAATGCCAAGTTTACAAGACGTAACAGTAAATGCGGCAAACGACGTATTTACTTGGACACAATTAGATGCGGCGGCGAAAAAACAAATCGCCACAACTGCAACTAACAGTCTTGGTATGAACTTGGTGGTCAACCAAAATACTTTCTTTGGTGATTCTACAAAACCTACAGACAGTGCCGAAAAAGATGGTATCCTAGGTTTATCAACAGCCAAAACTAGAGTTCAATTTGATCTTTATTTTGGTGATGAATCAGACGGAACAGGCGGCAAATACATTAGTGGCTTTGGATACATTACAGGTCTAGCACCTACTGTATCTGCAGACGCTCCTGTATGGGTAACACCAATTACAATTACTATTGACAGTGACTACACAGTCTCTGACACAGCATTGTAATAATAAAAATTATATGGGGGGAGCAATTCCCCCATATTATTAACAGCACAGAGAAAGACGATATGCAGATACTAAATACTTTAAGTAAAACAGAACTAGCACAAACAATTCTTGCAGAAGTGGCAAAAGCCCGCAACGAAATAAAGTGTGCTGAAAGTGATTTAAAGAAAGCCAACAGTAGGCTAGGTTTTTTAGTAGCAGTCGCAAACGAACTACTAAACAAAAAAGATTAAAAGGAAAACAGATATGAAGTTAAAAGAATTATCAGCAAAACCCCAACTAATAGAAATTAAACTATCTAACGAAGCCGTTAAAAAGAAATACGGTGAAGAAGTTAGTTTCCATACCTATGACAGACAACCAATGGATGTGTTTATGAAGTTAGCAAACGCTAATGACGGTGGCAAACCAGGTGATGTTATTGATATGGTCAAAGATCTTATTTTAGATGAAGAAGGTAAGCCTATTATTACTAAAGAAAATACACTTCCAACAGATGTATTGATTTTGGCAGTTGGTGCTATTGTTGAACGCTTGGGAAAGTTGTAAACACCAAACCAGACTGGGATAGCACACATACAAAGATGCTATTGAGTTTGGATAACGTTGCACAGAGATATGGTGTTTTACCAAGTGTAGCCTTAAGAGAAGGCACAACAGTTGATTTACTTGTATTACAAACTGCAAGTAAGTATGCTGAGTGGAAAGAGACCGATGAATACAAAAATAACAAAGGTCATACCACAAAAGCATTAGAAAAAATGTTAAAAGGAGTTAACAATGCCAAAGACACAAGACAGGATTAATCCTAGTTTAAATAACATTGTTAATGAATTGCAAACAAAGGTTACTAAAAAAGCCTTTTTGGAATTCAAAGTAAAGACTCCTGTAAGAACAGGTAATGCAAAACGTAAAACACGATTACAAGGCAATAAGATTCGTGCCGCATAT